AAAGGAAATTCTTTAAAAGAATAAGCATTGATATATTCGGTTTTAAGATGTTTATTTTTACCCACTGAGTTAATCTCTATAAATTCCTTGATTTTTTCTATTTTTTCGCCTTTTGTATTCATTACCCATCCTGGTGTAGTATAACATACATCCTTAGTTGCGAATAATTTTTTATCGACCTTTGATAAACTATGTCCATAAATACCAGGTGTGTCTGTTAATTTAAAAGGAGATGCAAAATAGGTATCAGCTGCCTTTACCATTTCATCATTAGGAATTTCTTCATCATTAAAATTCATAGCCGATTTTGAACCAGTTACTCTACTATAATAATTGGGTATAAGATTCATAAAAATAAGTTCTTCGTATCCCATCCCAATACCCAACACAGGAAAATAATTGCCCAGATTATTTTGTTTTTTTGCCCATTGAAAGATCGAAAATTCAGCCTTCATCCATCTAATGACTTCTTGGTCTATTTTGGTGTCTTTGTCCATATTTGCATAATTAACCGGGGATATATCTCCACAAATAATAATACCGTTGATCTGAGATAAATAAGATTTTAAAATAGGGCCAGTTGTTGTATATTGAATAGGTACAACTCTTGCGCCACTATTTTCAATCCATTGCACGTAGGCAGCTGGTAAGTAAGATTTGGCTCGTCTACTATTTAAATCAATATTATCTCCTAGCCAATTTGACAATGCCATAGTGAGAATACCGATGACCGGTCTATTGTTAATATCTGTTGTTGTTTTACCACTCATATATATATTGAATAAATATTTTAAGATAAAACATCAAAATAATAAGAATTTTCAAAAGCACTATGATTTGTTTTAAATAATTTTTTATTAGGATTGATTTTTTTAATAGTGGCGCTGCGTGACCATAAATTATAATTTCTAATATATAAATCACTAACAGAGACCTTATTTTTATTTTTTTTACATTCATCAATAAAGAATCTAGCCAATCGTTTTGAAATTTCTCTAAAAATAGGCGATCTACCTATTTCCGTTAATAGCCATTCAAATAAAACCTTTTCAGGATGAAATTGGACACCATAAAATGGAAATTTTTTATATTCATACATACTTACATATTCTACTGGTTTCTTATCTTTACTCTTACTAGTACCAATAACGTCCCAGTACTGATTCCATTTTTTCATATACGGTTCTTTGACTGCGAAAGCTTCACTGTGATTTTGAAATACACAGGGTGTTTTTCTGAATTCATCTTGTTGTTCTTTTGTAAATATCTTGGCGAATGTTGAATCAGGTTTGACAATATTTAATTTAGAGTTATAATGATGTGCATCAACATCTGATATTCCCTTCAAAGTTGTAAATTCATTTATAACTTTTTGTACATCCTCTCCCATCATTCCTAAAACCTCGAACCCAAGACATATTGCAAATAAAGGAAAATAATTCTTTTGATTATTGGATTTTTTTGCATGGTTTACAATATATTTAAATGTTTCCATAAAATGCGTATACTCCTCGCTAATCATACCATGATCTACTTGACCTCCAATAAATAATACTCCATTTACTTGATTAAGTATCATATCTAATGCACCTTTTGGTGTATCATATGGAATGGGTATAACTCTAGCATTATTCATTTCAATCCATTTAACATAAGAAGCTGGTAAATATGAATGGGTGTTTTTATGATAAGTTACAGTCATTGGGATACTAAGAATTCCAACTGTGGGATGATGAAACATTTCCGGTAATTTTTTGCCTTCTAAAAGCACTTGGTGATGATGCATTTTTTTTACGGACGAATGCTTTTTTTGTGTTTTATTTTTCTTGGGTTTTTTAACTTTTTTGGTTTGTTTTGCCATATATATAAGTATTAGATTTTCTTATCTACAAGCTCATTTTTAACTTCGACACTCATTCCCAATTCGCGTTTTATCGATGATTTTTCTTTTTCTAATCCGTTGCGATTATCTGTTCCTCCTGTCATATTTCGAATCATTGTCTGCCATTCCATTAGTAATTTATCGTCTTCTAAATAATTGGGATGGGTTTTTTCCCAAAGTTTAACCTGTTTAATCTGTTTATATGTAATATCATCAATGGTTTTGTCTATTTTTTCGTGACTGCTATCTTTTTCCCATTTGTCAGCATCCTTCACATAAAATTGTAACCGTTTTTTATCCGAACAATGTATGGGTCTTTGCGTTGGTTCCATATCCTGCAATTGTTTTACAAATATATTACTAATGCCTTTCACAAAACCATGGTTTTTAGTGTACAATACATCTTCCAAGGATACTTTTACATTGTCCACAAAATCCGTTAGATTCATCGCATCTTTGCATTTTTCATTGAGGTAAATATTAATAGACATCCTATTATTATAAGTATTTCCCATTTTTGGAATAACCTCCTTCAATGTTTCCAAATTTGTTGTAGATTCTACTTGATTATTTAAAATCTGTTTCATCATAATTTTTAATTCCGCAACTTCCTGCTTCAAAAACTCTTTTTCTAAATCAATCGGTTCATTCTCTACAGATGTAGGTTCAACTTCAATTATAACATTTTCCAAAGGTCCTCCATCCGATGAAAGCACGCATTTCTTCTTGTGTTTGCTGAGACCAGAAGCATATTTATAAATCTTGCCGCAGACCATACAATGGTAACCCTCTTTTTGTGTTATCCTCTCGTTATCCAAGTTATCCATTTTATGTTTTGTAGTGGATAAATGTTTATTAAAATTAAATTTGTTACTACAAGTATAGTTACACTTTTTGCAGTGATATATTTTTTGCAACTTTTTGCAACTTTTCATTCTCTATATATGGATAACATAAAAGTTGCCTAAATCCTTTTCATTTTTATCTTTAAAAAATCCTTCTAGTACTGAAAAAAAGGCACTACACTATTTCACATCTACAGTAATCAAGGATAAGTCCCAAATGTGTGTTTTTTAGCGCCCAAATTTCGAGGCAAAAACCCGTTTTGGACATTTTTAAAATGTCCATTTTCGATTCCAACCACAAACTTTTAAATAATTTTTTGCACTTTTATTCTTTAAGTCCAATAAATTATTATTTATTATTGTTACCCTCAATTTTCTTTAATAAGGCAGTATTATATATCAAATTTCCGGTAGGTTTATATTGAGAAACTTGCGTGTAATTCTTATTTTCTTTTTTATTCACTGTAACCGGAACATTGGTTTTTCTCAATAACAAACTATTCATGTCCTTGGGATCAGTGACCTTATTCTCAAGTTTCTTTGTTTCTTCCACATAATTTCCAAAACCATCAATAGTATATCCATATTTCTTTTTAAAATCGCTTCTTTGATACTTTGGTATATAATGTTTCCATGAAATAAATAGTAAATTGGGGTGAGTGTATTTAGTTATAAAACCATTTTGACTCAATTTGTCCATTATATATGCAATACACGCTGCCGAATCATAACGAGGTGTTCCTACTAAAAATTCAGGAACTACAAAAAAACAATAATGTTCCGTATTTTTTTGCCGTGACACATATTTTATTTTTTGATGAGTTCGATTTAGTATTTTTTTATAAACAAGAAGACGTAAATCGTTTGTTTGACGCGTTCTGTTGTAAAGATCATCTAGATTTATTTTATCTCTAAGTTCGTCGTTATTCATTAGAATCATATGAGAAAAAAACTATTAAAAAATAAACGATGTCACATTATAATATGACAATCAAACATATTGTAATGTGTGGTGGTGGGTATAACGGTATATATACGATGGGTGTACTTGATTATTTATTTGAACAAAATTTTTTCGATATTAAAAATATTGAAACAATTTATGGCACATCTGTGGGGGGTTTTGTTGGTGTTTTGCTGTGTTTAAAATTACCTTGGAGTACTATACTAGAATATGTCATAGAACGTCCCTGGGATAGAGATATTATCTTTTCAGCAGACATGATGTTCAATATGATTCCAAAAAAAGGAATTTTAGATTCGTCTTATATAGAGTTATTTTTTACTAAATTATTAAAAGCAAAAAAATTATCGGCCGATATCACTTTAACTGAATTTTATAAATTTTCTAACATTCATTTGTTTTTCTTTGCAGTGGATGTGAATACATTTGATGTTGTAAAATTATCACATAAATCTCATCCAAATCTGAAATTAATTGATGCTATTTTTATAACTTGCTCTATACCCTTTATTTTCCAACCAACATTTATGAATGAAACATATTTAGTTGATGGTGGTGTTTTATGTAATTATCCATTGGATTATTGCATAGAAGATGGGGCTAAAGAAGATGAAATTTTAGGGGTTCAATTTCACTTAAATAAAAATAAAACTAGAAACATTGATCAATCTACCAATATCTTATATTACAGCTATTATATGTTTGATAAATTAGTCGGAGTTGCGAGAAAAGACCCTGTAAATAAGATAACAAATGAAGTTATAGTACCATGCGATGCTATGAATATGGATGTTGGGGCGAAAATTATAAATGATAAAGCTCTTCGACAATCGTATATAAATAAAGGTCGCGAATGTGCAAAATTATTTATTTCTTATAAATCTAAAGGGTAGTGTTTAAAAAATTAGTTAAATTATCTTGCGTAATATCCGAATCGAATTCAATAACGCTATTTCCTTTAACCAAGTAAATTGTTGGAAACCCAGTGATATTTACGCTATGGTCTGATTCAAAACTTTGCAAAGTACCCTCTTCTTTCTCTCCATTTACTTCTACAAATGTTACAGTAATCCCATTAATTTTTTGTCCATTATATTTATCCATTGTCTTTTTCCAACCTGAATCGGCGGCTATAATATTTGTTTTGCAATGAGGACACCAATCAGTATAGAATGCGTAAATGTTCGCATTTGTTACGGCACCTTCATCATCACCATCACCAATAAATTCTTTATTGTCTTTATATTCAGGATTTAATTTAGGAGCTATATAAGTTGTATATACCCAAAATGCCAAAGCAATAAACAAGACCAAAAGGAATAGGATAATTAGAAATTTTTTATTTGTTACTGCTTGCATTACAGTATGTTTTGCATTTGCCATCATTTCACTCATTTTATATAAAGATAGAAACTTGTAAGATTAGTTCAAACGAATATAAAGTAGTAATGATATGTATAAAATAAGATGTGGATACGAAACTATCAAGGAAAATTAGTATATTTGAATATTACTAAATATCACAATGAAAAAGATTTATATTGTGCGTTATGGAAGATTAAATTCAATGTAAATATTGACACTGATATAAATTTTAATGACGAATTAATGTCCATAATTAATTCGTAAATCTTTTTTTCTGACTTTAATATATTAATGGCTAAAACCAGAAAACGAAAGAAACATAAAAGGAAGATATATACAAAAAAACATTATCAGAGCGGTGATGGTATGGTAACATCGGTATGGGGACCTCCTTTGTGGCATTACCTCCATACTATGAGTTTTAATTATCCTATTAAACCAACTCCGGCAGATAAAAAACATTATAAAAATTTTATATTAAGTATGCGTTATGTTTTGCCGTGCCGGCATTGTAGGGATAATTTAACAAAAAACTTTAAAGCATTACCTTTAACCAATGCCACAATGAAAAATAGAAGAACATTTTCGCGCTGGGTATTTAAGTTGCATGAATTAGTAAATACAATGTTAGGGAAAAAATCCGGATTACGATATTGTGATATCCGCGAAAGATATGAACATTTTAGATCAAGATGTACAGAGGATAAGAAATTTTCAACGCGTAAAATACAAGCGGCTGTTAATAAGACTAAAAAAAGGAAGGAAAAAGGTTGTACTGAACCATTATATGGTGCGAAATCAAAATGTATTGTTAAAATTGTGCCTAAATCAAAAGGGGGTAAAAGTTTTCAAATGGATAAAAAATGTCTCATAAAAAGACAAACCGTCTAAATATAAAATGTTTTTTAATAATAAAATGACATTTTATACAGTTGAAGAAGTAAGTGAGAATAACACGAAAGAGAGTTGTTGGGTTGTTGCAAATAATAATGTTTATGATGTTACTAAATTCATTAGTCATCACCCGGGTGGAGAATTTGTTATTTTATCTAAAGCAGGAACAGATGTCACTGAAATTTTCAAATGGCATTCTACCCACGCTAAAGAATTATGGAAACCATATAAAATAGGCAAGCTTAAAATACCTTCAAATTGTTGTTTCTAAGATTGGGACTGCGATAACCAAGGAAGTGGTAAATATTGATTATTCATTGAATTATAGTTTGGTACTTTTTTACATGTAAAAGCTGGTTCTGGACATCTTGCGCAAGCCGGGCACGGCGGACAAGGTTTTTGTCTAGGACAAGCCGAACGTTGCGGACATTTAGGACATACGGGAGGCACAATAGAAGATTTTAGAACATATAAATCTTCATCGCCATCTTGAA